AGCTGGCGACAGAATAAATAAACTCAAATACGAGTATCACGAAGAACGCAGAGCTAAAGAAAGTGCACAAAAACAAGCAGAAGAAGCTACTAAGCGTTTAAAAACTTTACTTACAGATAATCAAAGATTACAGCAACTCGTCAGTCAAGGGTCGGAAGTATTGAATGAGCAAGCTGTGGCTAATGCACAATTTGCTAAACAAAGTGCAACGGAAAAGTTTAAGAAAGCATACGATGATGGTGATGCAGAAGCTATGGCTGCTGCTCAAGCTGAATTAGCTAAAGCATCAGTTGCTGAAACAAGTGCACCGCAGTACGCTCAAGCATTACAACAAAATGCAGTTATGCAACAACCTCAACCAGAAATACCAGAGGTTGATTCAGCTACTAAAGATTGGGTAGCTAAGAACTCTTGGTTTATGGGAGATACCCCGCAACATCAAGAAATGACTGCTTATGCTTTGTATAAAGATAAACAATTACAAGCTGGTGGTGTTGATCCAGCATCTCCTAGATACTATGAAGAAATAGATAATTCTATGAGAAAAGAGTTTCCAGATTTTTATGGAGTTCAACCGCAAGATAATGTACAAGTTGAAACTCCAGAGGAAAAACCACAACCCTCAAATGTTGTGGCACCTGTTACGAGAACAACAGGTAATCAAAATTCTCGCTCAGTACGATTGACTCAGACGCAAGTTAAGTTAGCACGTCAACTTGGTATAACGCCTGAGCAATACGCAAAACAACTATTACAGGAGTCTTAATGACAGAAGATAATAAAGAGATCGAAAATACAGAAGATCAAGTGCGTACCGCTAGAACGGAAGATAACCGAGAGGTTACTCAACGAGTTGAAAGTTGGGAAAATCCTTCTAACCTACCGAGTCCTAATCCACAACCAGGTTGGGTTTTTCGTTACATTAGAACAAGTTTGCTGGGTAAAGCAGATAATCCTAATGTTTCTAAAAAATTCAGAGAAGGTTGGGAACCATGCAGATCAGAGGACCATCCTGAACTACACGTTCACATGATGGACTATAAATCTGAATGGGCGGAGAAAGGACACATAGAGATAGGTGGACAGCTACTCTGCAAAATGCCTGCTGAGAAAGCCGCAGCTAGAGATGAACACTTTAGAAACATGGCACAAACTCAAATGGATTCTGTAGATAATGCTTACTTTAAGGATCAAGACAACAGAATGGCTACCAAACAAGTATTTGAAAGAAAATCTAAAACTACATTTGGTAGAGATTCCTAGTCTTTAGTTTAACTTTTAATAATCGAGGTATTTTATGGCTTCATCAGCAACACCTATGGGTGCTGAACCTGTTGGGTCTTTAGTATCATGTGCTTACAACGCAAAGATTACTCACTACAAAATAGCTAACAATTTTGGTACATCTATTTTTTACGGTGACTTTGTTAAGTGGGCAGACAACAACCCTAACACTACTATCCAAAAGGACACAGGAACTACTTCCTTGACTCCTATTGGAGTGTTTTTAGGTTGTGCGTATACTGACCCTACTACAGGACAATTTACAAACAGCTTACATTATCCAGCTTCTACGGCTGCAGATGATATAGTTGCGTATGTAGCTTCTGACCCTTTTCTAGTTATGCAAATGCAATCAGACGAATCTCTTAGTCAAGACGATCTTGGCAAGAATGTAGCTGTTGTGCAAACTGCAGGTTCAACTAGCATTGGCAGAAGCAGAAATGCGATTGACGGAAGTACAGCTAATACTACTAATACACTACCATTGAAGATCATTGACTTTGTTGATGGTCCTGATAGTGCTATTGGTGATGGCTTTACAGATGTTTTGGTGATGT